CCCGTGATCCGCTTGATCCGGACGAAGAAGATGCAAAAAAATTTTTAGTCGAAGCCGGTAGCTGGATAACCGATTCAGCCCAAAATCTTTTGGATGCTTCGGTCTCCCCACCCAATGAGCATGTCAACAAATTTTCGCTCTCGGAGTTAACTTCGGCGGTCGAGGTCTTTCGAGAAGAAATTCGGCAAAAAAGAAAACAGCAGGCTTTAAGTCGAGAAGAAGAAGTTCGACTTTCAAGAATCGATCGGTCACGTGATGAATACTTCATGCGCGAAGCCCTCGCCGAGGCAGAAAAGGCTCATCAGGCCGGAGAAGTTCCGGTCGGCGCAGTTGTTGTCGATAAAGAAGGCAGAATCATCGGCAGAGGTCATAACTTGGTGGTTGCCGGTCATGATCCGAGCGGACACGCTGAAATCATTGCCCTTAGGAATGCTTCTCAAAATATTAAAAACTATCGACTCGATAACTGCGCGATCTATGTGACGCTTGAACCGTGCCCGATGTGCTCCGGCGCGATTATCGGTGCCAGACTTACCCGATTGGTTTACGGGGCCAAAGACCAAAAAGCGGGAGCCGTCGAAAGTGTGTTTAAACTATTTGACGAGAGAAGAGTCAATCATCACACTGATGTGACAGCAGGAGTACTGGAGGAAGACTGTCTCCGGATGCTCCGAAGTTTTTTTGTCGAATTAAGAAAGAGCCGTGGTAAATCAAATGGATAAAGTCGGTATTAACGCCCCTTCCGGTAATGTCATTCATTTCAAATCCGTCGAGAGGGCGGCCGAACTATTCGGAGAAAGAGGTTGGGACGTAACGATCGGAGAAGATGTTTACACCAGCTTCGGCCGTTTCGGCGGTTCCAGCGACTCCGCTCGTTTGAATGATTTTCAGCAGGCCTGCAGCGACACCGAACTTGTTTTGTGCGCTCGGGGCGGTTACGGTTTTTCCCGGCTCCTACCGAACCTTGATTTCAACAAAATCAAATCTAATGGAACTTGGGTTGCCGGTTTTTCCGATATTACTTTTTTCACTACGGCTTATTTGGCGCTCACCGGCGGAAAGAGCCTGCAGGCGCCGACGGCTTCCGTGCTCGGCGATCTCAAGTGCGACCCTTACACCATTCAAACTTTCTTTGAACTATTAGCGGCAGAGGAATACAAACTCTTTTTTCCGACGCCGTTCCCGGACCTTCAAACATCAGGACTGCTATGGGGAGGAAATCTGACCGTCTTGTGTTCGATGCTCGGAACTAAATACTTTCCGAAAGTCGAAGGCGGCATTCTTTTTGTTGAAGACATTGCTGAACCGGCCTACAAAATAGAACGTGATTTGAATCATCTTCTGCAGGCTGGAGTGATCGATAATCAAAACGCCGTGATCTTGGGGGACTTCTCAAAAATTAAGTCCTCTGAGCACGATTTCGGATACGGGCTCGAAGACGCTCTGAGTTATATCGCAGGCCAAACGAAAACACCGTTTATCTCAGGATTGCCGTTTGGGCACGAAATGAAAACCGCCACGCTTGTGGTCGGCGCCGAGGCTCATCTCAACGTTCAGTCAAATATGGCCGAACTCAGGATGACCGGCTGTCCTAACTTCAAAGCTTCTGGGGTGCAGAAATGATTTTTTCTGCGATTAAGCGCCTAAAAACCATTTTTGAGCCGGACCCTCCTGAGGCGACCAATTATCATCTTCATCTTTCCGGCGCTCGTTTAGCTTCAAAGGTGCAGCTCCGCCAGCTGTCGGTTTTGAAGCATCGTACGACAGCTGTGGTCGCCATCCGCATGCTGCTGTACCTCATCTTTACCTTGACTTGCTGGAGCTATGTCGGGGGCTGGGTCATGGCGCTCTGGCTGGCTTTTAATGTGATGCATACGCTGGCGAGCATGAAATCTGCGGACGACTTCTTCAATGAACCGTCCATGGACAAGCGTTTCCATTACTGGAAGAACCGCACGCTCCAGATGATTTTGGTGTCGGGTCTCTCTATCGGTTTTGCGGGCTTTTATTTCATGGTTCCGGATAACGTCATTGTCGAGATGATTCTCTTGGCCATGATTGTGGGCGTGACATTCAGCAGTGTGCCGCTTTACGCCATCTGGCTTCCAGCCCTTTGGATATTCGTTCCGGCGACGTTGCTTCCGACGATTCTGAAGCTCGTCCTGATATACCAGCCGTCCTTGTTTATCGCTTT